GGGGCCTGTAGGGCCTGTGAAGCCTGTAGGGCCTGTGATGCCGGTGGGTCCGGTGATACCTGTCGGACCAGTAAAGCCGGTGGGGCCTGTGGGGCCTGTAAACCCGGTGGGGCCAGTGAAACCATGCACCCCAGCAATTGAAACAGTCCATGTACCAGTCTGAACTCCTACAAATGATTTGTTCGCTACTGTGATAGTAATAGTAAGAGCAGATATGAGAGTGATGATACCCTCGAAAAATGTTGTGGCGTTTGCTGATACTCGAATCTGTTGATTGATTGCTAAAGCTGAATTGTTGAGTGAAGTAACTGTAATATTATTTGACGAGTTAACTACTGGATTAAAAGATGTGGCTGCAGCAGTTGAGTATGGTCCATAACCTGCTCCAGTCGGACCAGTAATACCTGTGGGGCCTGTTATACCGGTTGGACCTGTGAACCCGGTGGGGCCGGTGGGACCTGTGAATCCGGTTGGCCCAGTAATACCGGTTGGGCCAGTGAAACCGGTTGGTCCTGTGATACCAGTGGGACCCGTCCAGCCAGCTATTCCCGAAACAGAAACACTCCATGTACCAGTCTGAACTCCTACAAAGGTTTTGTAAGTGACTGTAATTGTAATGTTTGTTCCAGAGTTTTGTGACGTAATGGTACCCTCGAAAAATGTTGTGGCGTTTGCTGATACACGAACAGTCTGATTGATTGCATATGCCGAATTCGTAAAAGACTGAAGAGCGATTGTGTTTGCCGAGCCAATAATTGGGTTGAATGATGTGGCTGCCGGAGTTGAATATGGTCCATAACCAAGACCCGTCGGACCAGTAAACCCAGTTGGTCCGGTTGGTCCTGTGAAGCCTGTAGGGCCTGTGAAGCCTGTCGGACCAGTAATACCCGTCGGACCAGTAATACCCGTCGGACCAGTAGTACCGAAAGCTCCAGCCAAGGATATGGTCCATGAAGTGAATGGACCAGCGGCACCCACCGCATAGTCTGTTGTGACGGTAAGTGAAGTTCCGGAGTAGGCCGTAATAATACCCTCCATAAAGTTGGAGGCTGAATTGATGATTCTGATGCGGTTACCCACAATGAATGCAGATGATGAAGAGTTGGTCTGGACGGTGAAGACCTTGCCAGCAGCAACCGAATTTGCTATTGATGTTGACGATGTGAGAGATGCGTAACCCGGTCCAGTGGGGCCAGTTATGCCCACCAATCCTGCCAAACTCACAGTCCAAGTTCCAGTCTGTGAACCTGATGTGGTGGAGTAATTAATTGTTACTGTGATACTTGTAGCAGCTGTTATAGTGGTGATTGTAGCCTGAAAATACGTACCAGAGTCTCGATAAACCTGAATCTTCTGACCCAAGGTAAACGCTGAACTTGCTACAGTGAAGGAAACGAGTGGTATTACAACTCCAGTTGTTCCAGCAGTTGTGTTGAGAGCAGTAGCTCCAGGAGTGGAGTATGGACCGTATCCTGCACCAGTTGGACCTGTAAACCCTGTTGATCCTGTAGGCCCTGTGAAGCCGGTTGGGCCTGTTGGGCCTGTGAATCCGGTGGGACCAGTAATACCGGTTGGACCAGTGAAGCCGGTGGGGCCTGTTGGGCCTGTAAACCCGGTGGGGCCTGTGGGGCCTGTAAACCCGGTGGGGCCTGTTGGACCAGTGAAGCCGGTGGGGCCTGTGATGCCGGTGGGGCCTGTGATGCCGGTGGGACCTGTAAACCCGGTGGGGCCTGTTGGACCAGTGAAGCCAGTGGGGCCTGTAAACCCGGTTGGGCCTGTAACGCCAATAGGTCCTGTTGGGCCTGTTGGAATGCCTGTCAGCTGAGATGCTGAGCCGACGAATGTACCATAAAAGGCTGACGCTGTGACATTACTCAGGCCAGCTATATTCTTCCCGCCGTAGTAGAGCGTCTCGCTCATTTACTATAACTAAGGAAATCTTCACCATGTATATACATGGAGGACAACTTTATGGATGCTGTGAATGATATAATTTTACCCGTTATGGAGTCGGCCACCGTCCTGGCGGCTCATTACTGCAAGGCGTGTGGCCGTAACACTGTGACGGACAAGGATGTGGAGTATGGCCTCAAATTTGCTATCCGCCACGTCACCGGCAAACAACTTGGCACTCTGTACCCTGAGATTTACGAAGACTCTGATTCAGATGAGGAGCTGGATGTGGTGGATGACTCGGATGAGCCATTTACTAGATATGAAGGAACTGAGGATCTTTACTCGAAGATGAATGAGTGCTTTGACACTTGGAGTTTGTGGGTACCAGATACACCAGCAGAGCGCTTGCTAAAAAATAGTGCAGACAAAGTAGGGAATGAATGAAGAAATAGAAGGCTACACAGGGAATAATTACAAAAAGTGGATTCCTGAGGATGTTACAGGTTATGACTACAGGATGTACTGTGAATGGGAACCCGAGGATGAAGAGATCCAAGAGCCACCCACCAAGACGTTTACAAAAATCATCCAGGAAGAGGAACCTTTTGACTGACTTTTTTCTATGTAGATACTAAATGTCTGCCGAGTCTTATTCCCTGCCCAAGCTTCCCCCAGTTGTGATGGACTTTGCCTCACAGGTCGAGTCCCAGTCCCTCAATGCAGTTGTTGCCGGCTTTGCATTCGCCAGCGCAATTGCATGGATGGATGTGGTTCGCTACCTTATCTCTATGGTGATCAGCGTGAACAAGAACAACCCCAACTACTACGTGCTGAGTGCTCTGTTCACCACCATCCTGGCAATCCTTGTGTACCAGCTGACCAAGCGTGTGTCTCGCGCAAACATTGCTCAGCCAGGCCCAGCAGTGTACGCAGTGACCCGTTAGATTTACAATTTGTTGAAATAAGGGCTTAATGCCACACAAGGGGGAATCTGCGCATGCAGATTCATTACCATCACCCCACTTGTCGCAGTCCGTGGTGAGAAGACAACTCTCCCACACGGAGTTGCAACAGGTGCAACATAACCAGCGTTACAGGCTACGCTGTAAAATTGTTCAGAGTAAATGTCAAAAACCGTCACAGATGCTCCATTTGTGGACATGACCACCTTGCCATTTCCAGCAAAGCACCCCCACGAAGATCCCGCTATACCGGGACCTTCCGATGGTGTTATCCCGGATATATAGTATGAATAATTTGAAAGATCAGGAATGATGAATGTTCTCCCAGTTGGAAGGTATACCGCACCCCTAAAATAGTTTGGTCCAGTTGCTAAACCTTGAATGGATTGTAGACTATTGAATGCGGTTACATCGTAGCGATATATGAACGCAAAAATGTCTTGTTCAGGTATTAAAATTACAGTACCATCTGGTCGTAGAACACACCCATTGAATGATCCGCTACCAACGCCTATAAATTTTTGCTCCACCCCAATATCTGCATATGGATTCAGTTCATGAAGAATAGAACCGATCTGATTCGGTATACACAGAACATTACCATTTGGAAGTAGGCAGCCACCAAGAAATCTACCTGGGAGAGGTGATTGGCGCTTTCTCAGAATATTAGTGTTTGGATCGTACATGCACATAAATGCATTGCTGTAGGGTAGAAATACTACATTACTGTCAGGCATGAGAACACCCCCACGCCACCCCCCACCGAGAGATGAAATTCCATCGCCGCCAGGAACTATATTCGAAAATGTATTCGTCTGGATATTGAAAAATCCAATTGATCTGGCTGTATCGGGTACAAAGCATACTCTGCCATCTGGTAGGAGTACACTACCGTACCACCCTGTTTGCCCGTTTGTAGAGTAGTACGATAAGGGGGTTGTATTATTAGAAGTGGACCACCACATCTGCTGCGAATACGAGTTGCTAAAGTTGTGAGTTATAGACTGGTTGATGTATATAGAGTTGCTCGTGCCAGGTCTGAGAAAGACACCAGACCGTGCCAAGTCAGTACCGTAACTAAGATTCGTCTCAGTACTAATTGTGTTTGCGTAGGACAATATCTGCCCAAGCACATTCGATGCAACTATGAAGCTGCTAGTGCTAATGCTATTCTGAAACGATCTGATGTTCCCTGAGAGTGCTCCAACAATCATGGATTGTGTAAATACATTCGTGCAGAACACATCACCTATAAAGTTTGCGCTAAATGTCGAGACATCTCCATTTACTGTTATAGTATTTGATCCAGAAATCCCTCCGATGAGCTGAGTCCCAGACATGTCTGCATTTGTTCTTACATAGCCTGTACTTGTCACGCCTCCATACAATGCACCAGATCTGAACAGGCCCGTGGTTTCCATGTTGTTCGAACCGATTACGTTACCTATGAGTGTCCCAGCATATAGGGTTTGATCGATGTTAATATCATTGGAGTAGGCGGTGACTCCACCTATAAGGTTTGAAGCGCTACAAGTCGATTGTGAGACGAGTGGACCACTCCCCAAATTTATGTCACCTACAAAATTCTGAGCAATGGCAGTCGATCCCGTCTGAACAGTATTTGCGTAAGATACAATAGGGCCAATTATATTACTGGTGATCAGATTGGCTGAGAATGACTTGTCTGCGAGAAGATTCAGAGCCGTCAGACTCGAAGCCCAAACATTCGTGACCGAGATGTTGTTGGTAAATGTGTTAAGAGCTCCGTTAAACTCTCTCGCTGTGGTGCTTCCACCAGACACGTTATTCGCAAATGCTCTGATTGCACCGAACAGGGTTGTGGCTGTAAGGGTGCTCACGGTCGAAAGAGTATTAGCACCAAGAACTGCGCCTCTAAGACTCGTCGAACCGGTCACAGTCCCTGTTGTTACAATGGTATTGGTGGTTGAGAACCCACCCACGAATGTTGCAGCTGAGAGGGTGCTTGTACTAGTAATAGTGTTTGTAAAGGTGCTTACTATTCCTAGGACGTTACCACCCGTGATAGTAGTTGATGTGATTGAATTTGTATAGCTCATCAGAGGTCCACCCACGATGTTTCTTGCTGTAATTATGTTCCCAGATATCGAATTGGTATATGGTGTAAAGTTACCAACGAATAACCCTACATCAAATCCCTGGGTCGGTGATGTAATCATGTTACTCGTCACATTTGCGAATAGAACATTGCAATTTATCTGCGCGCTTGTTGTAACCGAGTTCGAGCCTAATAGAGGTCCCAATGTCAGAGTGGAAGCAACTATATTTCCACTTATTATGTTAGATCCAGTGATTCCAGATGTGATATAGGTGCCAGTTGATACGTTGACCGTAAGTATATTGTTTGCATACGTGTTGACTGCACCAACCATCTTAAAGGCGAATGAATTTGACTGGGTTTGTGCATTTGAGACTAGAAAAGTACTTCCTCTCAGACCATTCGCTATCAAAGACCCTCCGACAATCAGATTACCTGTCGACATTGTATTGGCGTAGGGCTGGAGGGTTCCGATGTAGTTGATGAAGTTGATATTAGAGCATGTTATAGAATTGGTGTAGGCGTACAGATTTCCAGCTATAATATTTGAAGTTAGAGCGATATTAGATGTTCTGAAGGTTGTTGGTGCTGTAAATCTCATACTTATAAAGTTCAGTTCTGTGGAGGGAATGTCTAAATTGTCAATACCACCTATGTATGCAGGAGAGTTCATCAGAACATTTGAAAACCCTGGTACAAGAACATTTGATGTTTCATTCAGGTAACCTACCGATCCATCCAGATATCTCGCCTTGTAAATCTGAGTGTAAGGCATTCTACTATTACAATTTGTTTAAATACGGGCTAAGAGCTGCTGTAGCCGTCATGGGTGTCTGACCGATCAGTAGACCTGTACCAAGTATTGATCCGTTTGGCACGAGGAGTCCTCGGCCATCCTGAAGAGGAACAGCACCTGAATATGACCCACTGAGAGGAACGGGTGTCAGAGTGTCAGTATATGGATCGAATACTGCACCCGTACTCTGAGTTGTGCCAAACAGGATCTTACCGTTGCCGAGTGGGCACGCAGTTGATAAATTAGAACCTATTGATGCAGCCACAGAGAATGAACCGCTCTGGCTAATTTTACCAACCGCCACAGCGTTTGATCCTGGGGCGAGTATAATATCACCCGTCGGTGAGAAGCAAGCCCCAGAGTACTTGAGAGTGCCTGTTGTGTATCCTGACACGTTACTTACTGATCGAGTCAGGTAGTCATAGATCATGGCGTTGCCACTTGCTGGCGCGAGTACAACCTTGCCATTTGGGAGGAGACAGCCGCCAAAGCAGTATGGAGCCGCCCCAGAGGATCCGTGAGAAATGTTCAATGTTGCAGTTGGAGATTGCTTTGTAGGGTCAATCTCAACTATGAATGAATTTGATGAAGGGACACACATAACGTTACCATTTGGAAGAAGGACACCACCATTGAATCCAGTTGTATTCTGACCAAGAGACATGATGTTCTTGTAGGGATCATAGATTCCAACATACGCATTTGTGCTCGGTATGCACACAACATTTCCGTTTGGTAGTAGGACACCCCCAACCCACTTGTCGGTTCCAGGGGTGATGAAATTGCTGCCAGTCTGATAGAGTTGGAACATTTCCGTGTCGCTCAGAGCTCGCTTATATATTCTAAACTCATCGTACGTCTGATTACCAGACTCTCCTTCATCAGGGTTGTTGGTATTGAAGTTCAGACACAGACTGTTGTTGGCATTCGTAAATCTAAAGGTGAACGAATCGTTCAGGAGTGATGTTCTGGTATCTAGGAGAATTCCATTGATGAACAATTTTGATGTCCCTCCCGTAAAAGTCAGTCCTATGTGATACCACTGATCACGCGTAAAAGTTGTAAGAACATTGGATATGACGTTCGAGCTGGTTGCTGCTGGTGGTATGTAATAGCTTGTTGTCAAGTATTGAGAACCTGCTAGGGTGGAGCCATAGTACATGATCATTGCACGCTTGTTCGAAATTGATGCTGTATTTGAAAATGCAAAGATGCACTTTTGGCGATTATTGGGTGGAAGATTATCAGCATCCTTGAACCAAAATGCTATACTCGCGTTGTCTGCGGGACCGATATTAAGCTGCTGCCCAGATGCTATTTGGTGCGTTACATAATTATAATATGGGGCTGTATATCCTTTGATATTAGTCTGGAACAGAGTTGTCACCTCTGATTGAGTAAATACGCGAGCTTTGTATATTCGCACATCATCAATCTCACCCGAGAAAGGTTTTGTGTTTCCAGAACCAGATCTGCCTAGCCACATGTTATTCATAGTAAAGTCATTAAGTAGAGTAGCCGATGTTCCTACACCATTTATATAAAGAGTCATGACTTTGGATGTACTGCAAGTGAGGCAGAAGTGATACCAGAAGTTGAGAACTGGATCCGCACCTGTTATGATAGTAGTGGTGTTTGAGCTTGGAGTGGGTGAGCCGTTCTGCCCCAAGAGTCCTAGACCGTTACCAACATCAAACCCTTCTGCAATGTCAAAATACATCGGATTTGCATTTGTTGTGTTCCAGCCAAAAAGAGACCCATAAAGAGAAACAGTATGCTTGGCGTAGAGTTTCCCCCAGAATGAAATTGTAAATCCTCCACTCGATGTGATGGCCAGAGATGAAAGTGAATAATTGATGGTGCCATCAGGATTAATCTTCGTTATATTATTAGAAATTTGTATACTCTGGTTAAACTTGGCATTTGTAGTGGTATTGTATGTTATAACACTCAGAGGATCGCTGATTGTAGCAGTCTTTGATCCTATGACATCAGTTGTTATGCCGTCAAATGTTGTATAGAACACTAATCCGGCATTGATGGAGTATTCTGGACTTGAAAAATAAATAGATTTATCAATTATTCCAGGTTGATAGAGGGGGACAGTAGCACCATTATAAGGGGTTGTTGACTGGTACAGATTCAGAGCTTCAGTAGCTGAGAACTCTTTTGCATAGATTCTAAAATCATCAATTTCACCGTTGAAAGCTTGCCCCGCAATCTGAACAGTCGGAACGAATGAATTCATAAGAAGTGAATATGCGGAAGTCGAACCGAGCTGTACACCATTTAAATACAGTCTCAGAGTTCCAGTTGTTGTTGACCCGGAACTAGGGCTTACTACGAACGCTACATGATTCCACTCACCAATCGTCAGAGCTGGGCGATTGCCAGTAACTTCGTAATATGGCCCAATATCCCTGACTGCGTATCCAGCTAGAAAACCTGTGCCATATGTTGAATTGTTCTGTGTGTAGTAGAGATACAGAAATCCTGATGCTCCAGTGCCTCCAAATCTAAATATTGTTTGACGGATTGAATTATTAAGTCCACCAGGAGCTTGCAAAATTTTGAACCAGCATGCGACAGTATAACCAGTGAATGTGAGTGTTGTGATTGAAGGTAGGAGTGAGTATGTTGCAAAGACGCTTGCTGCTGCGCCTGCAGTCACAGTATTGTTAAAGATGGCACTCTGTACAAATTTGGGTGTAATTGAGTTGTATAAAATAGAACCCGTAACTGTAGGTACAACTCCACCAAAGGTATCATTTGGACTTCCGTTGAATGGGACAAGGAACTGAAGAGACTGAAGAGGAGGGCCTATGACAGTGCCAGTGTTAAGTAGTCCATAATTTACTGTTGTATCACCATCGTATTTTATCAGTGCAGATATATTAGCAAGTGATACTGCATTCATCTTAGGGGTGAGCTCTGAGAATATTCCAAGCTTTGGATTGTAGCAGCCAAAGCGATCAGTATTCTTAGGTATGAAGAGGACTCTCCCATCGGGGAGAGTCACTCCACCAGACCAACCATTTGACGAGGCTTCAAATTTCACCTTGGGAGTGGGTGAAGCGGACCAGAAGCCACCTGCAGAGTTGACATTCGAGATGTAGTGCGACAAAGACCTGCCTATAGTTGACGCATTGCTCGTGTCCGGGAGCATGAAGATACCCATGTCAGTTTGATCGAATGCGTATGTCAAGGTATTCTGAGTGAAGATGACGTTGTTGTATGCAAGTATACCACCAAACATGTCAGATGCTACGATGTTAGCCTCTGTAGAGAGGATACCTGAAGTGTTATTAATTGGACCGATTGAAAGTGATGAAAAGATGTCATCCGAAAAGATATTGGCGGATGTGATTTGACCAGTGTATCTATTAGCAAACAGATTAGACGTAGTAATTGTATTTGTGAAACAGTTCATTGGGCCAATTATATTTCCCCCAACAAACAGAGACGGGGATGAAATAGTGTTTGTATATACGAGGACTGGCCCCTCTATAGTTCCGGCCAATACAGATCTTACGGTAAAATTATTTGTATACCCCTGAACATCTGCAGAAAATATGCGGGACCCGACAAAAATGTTACCCGAAGTTGCAGACATGGTATTGTTAAAGAGCTGCAGAGTGCCTTGGAACTGTGGGGCTGAGATGGTGCCTGTTGTAACTATATTTGATGCAGATTCTGCTTGACCGATGAGTTTAGACGCCTTGAAGTTGTCGACCGATATGATGTTCGAGCCTATAATCCGCCCCACAATATTTGATGATGATACATTGCTAACAACCATATTCACCACCGATACGTTTCCGTAAAAACTCTGGCTAATGACGTTTCCAGTCGATAGAGTCACATTGTTTGAGCCACAGTTCATAGTACCGGACATTGAAGATGATAGTACGGCCATGGTGAGCAGATTAGACCCACCTCTGAGTTGTGCCGCATTGATGGTTTGTGCAAAAACATTTGTGGCACTCACATCGAGTCCTGAATTGACCAGAGCTCCTACAAACAGAGTTGCGGCAAACTTACCATTTGCAGTTATATTATTTGCGTATGCAATGACACTCCCAAAGGATTCGCCACTGGTTGATACACCTCCCTGCGAAGTCACGGTGTTAGATCCAATAATTCCACCAATAAAATTGTTCGCGAAAATCTTACCACCCGATACAACATTATTAGACCCTACTCTAGCATTCGCCACCGCCAACTGGCCAATCAGACCGACGGGTGCTGTTGTTGTTATGCTATTTGAGCCGGCATTAAATCCTCCGCGCATCGGACCCAGTGATAACCCAACTGTGAATGCGTTGGCATAGCCCTTGACGAAAAAAGGTCTCACCTCACCAGCTGTCAAGTTGTTGCCGCTAACATCTCCATTGAATATGAATGATCCATAAGCTGAACCAAACGCACCCACTCCAGAGAATGCCGCATTATTAGACCCTATTCTACCATCACCTATCATAGTCTGGCACGTTATCTGGGTTGTCTGAATAAGATTCTGATAGGCGAAAATGTTTGTAGTTATGGTACCGGCAAGGAAATTACCAGCCACAATCATGTTATTCGCATAAAGAGTAACGTTACTGATGAGATTGTTTGTATTGACATTCTGGCTGATGATGATATCAGCGCTTGATGTGAGAAGATTGGTGCCGGTATTGACGTTGTTACTGATGACGAATGTACCAGTCAGATTGGCAGTTGTGAATGCGGAATCAAGGTTGAGAGTCGCGCCAGTGATATTACTCGAGTATACGCAAGAGTTGAGCATGGACGTGACTGACTGTACTGAGATGTTGTTTACACCAGCATCAATCCCACCTGAAGTCAGATATACACCGGCCCTACCAAGCTCATTTGTGAATACGTCATCCGATACTCTCATTAATCCTGGAATCAAAATGGGATACACTGATCCACTGTACACTTCTGGAAAGTATCCAACTCCTGATGTGTACAATGTATTACCCCATTCTTGTGAATATCGTGCCGAATATGGCATCCTGTTATTAGAACTTATTAAAGTACGAGCTCGTGCTCAGGTGCTCGTTCAGCTGAGTCACACCGCTTACCAATGCTACGCCAAACAACGATGTATTGGGTGCGAGGATTGCTCTTCCATCTGGTAGGGCAGTAATCCCACCATAACCAGCCTCTATTGAAATGTTTGTAAGAGTGTCCGAGTAAATATCATACACTCCGATGTTCGTCCCAGTTCCTGGACCGAACAAAACCTTGCCATGTCCGAGAAGGCATGCATTCTGGTATGATCCATTACCAGATACACTGCTCACCGTATTCGAGTATACTCCAGCTGGTGACACCTGACCCAGTCGGTACCCACTCGCCGTCGGAACACACAGAACGTTACCATTTGGGAGGAGAACAGATCCTGAATGCTTTGCAAGAAAGGTAGTGTTCAAATTTGTAGAAACGGCTGGTAAGAGTCGACGATAGTCATACAATACAAAATTACCACTGTGGGGTGCACATATGACATTTCCGTTGGGTAATAGAGTACCAGAAAACTGATATGGGGGGTTTCCTGGACCACCAATCACCGAATTCCTCAGAGCTCTTGAAGGATTGTTGGGGTCAAACTCTGTAAAGCTGAACGTGTTATATGGGATACATAGAACGTTACCATTTGGTAAAAGGATACCACCACGGAACGCGTCAGTTTCTGCAATCAAGGGGCCAAGACTGATTGTGTTTAAATAAGGATTATATATGCCTATATGATTGTTACTTCCTGGTATGAATGCTATGTTGCTATTGGGGAGGAGAACCCCAGAGTTCCACCCCCACCCCGCTGCACGTGGAGTCAGACCTGTTGGAATCAGATTCGAAAATATGCTTGTCTTTGTGTCGAAAATACCTATAGTTTTCGAGGCACCTGGTACCATAACAACTCTGCCATCAGGCATGAGAACAGATGAAGGGTATCCAGTCTGCCCCTGGGTGTACACATATGAGACTGTGGGTGAACTGGTAGTTGACCACCAGGGTTGCTGAGACAGTACATTCGAATAGTAGTGTGCGATGGATGTTAGAATAGGGGCCGAGTTTGAATAACTTGCTACATTTCCATAATTTGACTTGAGCATATTCTTCCCATATGAGATGCCCGCATCATTGATGATCGAGTTTTGGTAGGCGGTGATCCGGGAGAATATAAGATTTCCACTCAAACCTCCGGTTGAAATAATACTGTTGGCGAATGTCTGCACTGCGCCAGTGTAATTACCAGAGATGGTACCTTGAACAAACATTGTTCCGGTCGATGTCAGAGTGAAGAGGTTCGAAGTTCCAGAGACTGTAATGGCTGCATTGCTCGTGATTGGCCCAATTCCATCGTACTTACCAAAGAATGTACCGGTAATAAGACCCTGTGTAGAGATGGTATTGGCAAACGTGTTAATATTACCCTCGATTCCATCTCGCGTGAGAACAGTTCCAGATGTGATTATACTGTTTGATCCAGCATCGATAGTCCCTATAAAGTTTTTTGCAATTACAGAACCGGATGAAAAGATGTCTATTCCAGTTGTGGAGACTGGACCAACAAAGCTCCCAGAGACTCGTGTAACCGTGACGGTGTTTGTAAAGGTATCCATAGAGTCCGCAGTTATGTTCGGGGAGGTGACTATGGTGGCAGGTATGACATTCGCATACGTAACTATAGTACCAGTAACTGTGTTTGATACAACAGAGTCCGATAGGGTAACAACATTCGAACCTATCAGTCTCCCCAGAAGGTTGCCACCAGAACTTGTAAGGGTTCCAGATGTGATGACGTTCAATCCAGTGAAGGATCCTATGAGTGTTGTAGCTGTGACATTACCAGATGTTGTAATCTGATCAGCGAAGGACATGGTTGCGACAAAAACCTGGCTGGCCGTGAGTGAACCAGTCACAACTGAGTTTGCGTACGATCTAATTTCTCCTATGAGAGCAGTATTGGATGAGATTTGAGAACCAGACAGATTATTTGTGTAGGCAGTCAGAGAGTTGGCTGACACCGAACCTGTTACGATGGATGCTGAAATGGGGACTGGAGAGCTGATCTTTCCCACATACTCATTGGTTATGAATTGTCCGCTGCCAATAATATCACCCCTGAAGGCTCCTATGTAGCCTAGCCCCGTAGTTATGTCACCCGAAGTGGTGATATTGTTAGAGTATCCAGTCATACTCCCGACAAGTGTACCGGCATTCATAACAGCAGTCCGGAAGGGTGAGACATTCGAACCCTGAACTGTGATATTACCCACCGACTGGTTGAACGTTGCACTTCGCGCAGTTGCTTGTATAGTGTTTGAGCCTGCGAGTATATTGCCCGTCACTTGGCCCGTCACAGTCACTGTACCTGTTGTAAGTACATTACCTATGAGATTCCCACCCACTGTCAGAGTTGACAGAGCCGTCAGGGATGCAAGGGTTGACACTGACTGACCAGTCACTGTTCCTATGTATGTCCCTGTGTATATGTTTGCGGCTGAGATGAGGTTGGTGTATGCATTTACTCGGTTGGCAATTGAAACAAGTGCAATGATGTTACCGGTGGTTATGACGTTTGAACCCACAGTGATGCTGTTCAAAGATAAAACCTGGCCAATGACGTTACCTCCAACAATTTCAGAACAATTGATTACGTTACCAGTAAATCCCCCATAAAAGTCAGTCTGACTGGGGGGTGCTGTCATGGTCATATTGCCTGTGGTGACAATGGAGTTGCCAGTCGATGTAAAGTTTGTGACTGTGATTGGGGTTGATTTAAGAAGCGACCCTCCAAGAAAGTTGGTGAGGGGTGCAGCTTGAGACGAGTATAAATTCGACTGTACCACCAATTCAGTGACACCGATTCCATATCCTATGCCGTATGTTGCCGAATATGGCATGCCTACTGTACTGTTACATTATTCTTGAAGAATACCACCTTGATGCCCATCCCCAAAAGAGCCATAATCACGAGATAT